TGTTAAAAATAAAGGTGTTGACGATATAGGGTGGTTATTTAAAGATGACTATCATATCGATCTTGAGACGGGGAGGGAATACAAGATGAATCCAGTAAATAAAAGTTACAGTTGTGAATTGAAAGATTTTAATGAGGACAGCAGATCGTTTACCGCTATTGCATCGACTGAAACAAAAGACCGCGACGGTGATATTATGCGAATCGGTGGTGCTAAATTAAAAAATTTCCGCAAGAATCCTGTTATGTTATTCGGACATGATGATCGATCTCTTGCAATCGGGCGCGCTGATAATATCCGTAAGGAAGACGGGCGTCTGGTATTTGATGCTGTTTTTGCATCGAAGGAAGCCAACCCGTTCGCCGAGAATGTATTCCAGCTGTTCAAAGAAAAGATAATGCGGTCATTCTCAATAAGGTTTTCACCAACCAAAGCTGTACCGATACAGCCTGCGCCTGCTGCCAGTAATGAAATTATGCGGTTCCCCGGTATGGAATATAAAGAGTGGGAATTACTTGAAATCAGCGCAGTTAATATCCCGGCTAATCCCGAAGCTATGAAGAACGCTGGATACAGGGATTTTTGTTTAAAATCTATTGCAGTAGAGAATCATATCAATATGCCTACAGAAGAAAAGGCAGATGAATTTGATTGTGAGTGTATCGAGTGCGGACATAAACAGAAATCAGACAAACATTGCAAGGATTTAAAATGTGCTGAATGCGGCGGGCAGATGCGGCGTGCCGAGCGTCCCGGACCGGGGCAAGCAAGTTATAGTGGTAATCTTGAAGCTAAAGAGGAACAACTTGCGGAATTAAAATCAGCTAAAGGCAAGATCGAAAGAGAAAAAGAAATCGATAACGAAATTGCTGCATTAACAGAAGAACTTGAAAAAGAATCAGACGAGCATAAAACAAAAGAGCTTTTATCACAAACGCTGGAAAACATCAAGACCGGAATCACCGGATTGATGCGGAAATAGGAGGGATCATGGACGTAACGATGGAAGGACTGCAAAAACAAGTACATGATTTGACGGGGATGCTTTCAACACTCGTGAAAAAGAATGGCACAGATGGAGAGAAAGGTGATGGTGTTGTCCACACCGATGCTATTCAGAAAGACGAGCTTGAAAAGTTTAAAGCAGATACGCTTGAACTGATCGAGAAGGGTCTTGCAAAAAGCAAGGCGCCGATTATCGATCCTGCCGAGGAAGAAAAAAAGAAAGAAATTCCTTTCGGCACATTTCTGAAAGCTGTCAAGGAAAATGACCATGAAGTGCTGAAAGGTGCTATGACTGAGGCCTCAGATGCACAGGGTGGTTATACTGTCCCGACCGGGCAGGAAACGCGGATATTCGGAGCATTGAATGATCCCGCGACTGTTATTTCTAAAACTACGCCGTATGCTCACGGGCAAATCGACGGGTTTACGAAAAACATTCCGAAATGGTTGACTGATATGACTGTCGCATGGGCTGATGAGCAGGGAACAAAAAGCAATACTAAGCCCACGTTCACACAGAAGCAGTCTATTTTGCATAAGATGTATGCACTCGTCACATTATCAGACGAGTATCTTGAGGACAACACCGCGAATATTACTAAGCAGCTTGCTATGCTTGCCGGCGAAAATTTCGCTGTCGAGATGGAGCGCATCATCCTTGCTGGTAATACGGGTGCTGGTGATCCATTCATGGGTGTCGGTTATGATGCAGCCGTAACAACCGCTGCACAGGCTGGGGCGAATCTTACCTATCCTGATTTACTCACGATCATAAACAACACCAACCTTGAAAAATATCACGTTGGCGCAGAACTGTATATGCGCCGGGCGGTACTTTCACTGATTATGGGTCTTGTCGATGGGAACGCGCGGCCTCTTTGGAACATATCGAGCATCAATGGTAAGATGCAGAATACTGTTCTTGGTGTGCCGATTAACCTTTCAAGCCAAACAGTTGCTACGCATATTCTTTATGGTAACTGGAAAAACGTCTTGGTTGGTTACAAGGCGGGTGGTCTTGGCAAAGGTGTTCGCGTAACGTATAGCAACACCGCTGTTGATAATGATGCGGCTAACTACTGGATTACTGATCAGAGTGGTTATCGTTTCGTGCTTCGGCGTTCAGTTGTTGTCGTGAATCCTACGGCATTTTTCAAAATGACGGAGGTAGCCTAAACATGCGATACAAAATTATTCGTACTTTCGGCGCGTGCCTTAATTTTGAGAAAGACCAGATCAGGGAATTAACCGATGTCGAGGCTTTACGCTATGCTCAGCAAATAGAGAAAGTAGAAAGTCATTCGGAAACATTCCTTGACAGATCAATTACAAAAGGAAAAAAGAAAGGGAGGAAACAAGGATGAAGAAAATCATTGCACTTATCGCTGTTTTAGGACTGTTGCTACCCGGAATCCCCGTGTTTGCAGCAGAGAGAGGACTTACCCCGTATTCCGTAGACGTGACAACGTACCCGATTACGGAGGACGCTACTATGGCCGCGCAGATTGCACACGATGTAGTAAGTATCCACCACATCATTATAACCAATAGTGATGCGACGGTAGCTCAGACCGTGACGTTTTATGAAAATGCTGCATCAACCACAACCGTGACTTCTGCGTTTGCTTTTGATATTGCGTCAACGTCTGCGTCTGGGTATGTTGAACCAATACAGATTCCGTTTCCGATTCCTTCGTCCGCGCTGGAATTAGCGAACCCCTGTATTAGGAAATCGTCTCTCATCAGTGATGTAAAGGTAACAATATTTTATCGGTAACGACCATAGAAAAATAAAAATGCCTGTTGGGGTAATGTGGTCTTGCCCCGTTATCTCAGCAGGCGTGTAGTAAGAAATAATGAGAATAAGAAAAGAAATTATTGAAATGTGTTGTTTTACAGGGGTAACGCTCTCAATCTGGTGGTATATTGTGGGCGCAGTAATAAATTACCGGAGGTGAAAGAAATGTTTAAAAAATTGTTTGTATGTATCATTTCGATAGTCGGGCTGGCAACTGCTAATATAATTGGTGGTGCGGTTCCTAGGAAACCTGCACGCGAGTCTGGTGAAGTATCTGATCCGCAGGCAAAGAATAATCTCGGTCAGTTGTACCAGATGTCGTATGTTGATTCGACTATTACTGGAACAGGGTACATAAATTTTCTAATTGATTTGACCTCGGCAACATATACAAGAGATAGGACGCATCTGAAAATCAAAACAAGTGGACTGCGGGATGCTATGGTTACTCTATATGAAAATCCGACTGTTACATCAAGCGGTACGATAATAACGCCTGTATGTAAGAATAGGGAGCTTGCTGATACTCCGCAGACACAGTTTTTCCGTGAGGCGGTCGTATCATCAAGTGGGACTATATTGTCTACTCTTATAATTTCAGACCGGCACAGTATTGAGCCTGAAATAGAGCAGCAGTGGATTGTACCTGATGGGAATTCATACTTGATGACTCTTTTGAATACAATCGGTGGCACTGCTGAATATGACCTTGGTTTGGCGATTGAATTTTTTGAAACAGAAGATTAGAGAGGTGCTATTATGGCTGTTGCATTAAACGCTAATGCCTTAATCACGTTGGTAGAGCTTGACGAAATCTTAAAGATAACAATAGGTGATGCGGATTTATCGAACACGCTTATTAATATTGCATCGGATTTTATCGAGCGGTATTGTAACCGAAAGTTTATCTCTCAGGTATTTACCGACGAGATACACGACGGGGACGGTGGTCATAATATCTTTCTTGAAAATCCTCTAGTAACAGCAGTTGATAATGTGAAAAGCTGGGACTCGATAAGTAATATTCTAATCCAGACATTCACGGAAAATACGCATTATCTGATTTATCTTGACGAAGGATATATATATCTTCGTGGGAGAACATCAAAAGGGCATAGGAATTACCGTGTTACGTATACAGCCGGATATGTGACAGTAACAGCCGTGCCATATGATCTAAAGAACGCCTGCGCTCAGTTTGCGGGCTTTATTAATAGTCAGACCGGGAGTGCCGGGGCAAAATCAGAAACGATTGGTAAATATTCTATTACATATGGTAGTAGCGGTAGTATCTCCATTAATGGCATCCCTGCGCCTGAAAGTATATCTGGTGTGATAATACAGTACAGGAAATTTAATATTTAAGGGGTCATTATGTCTTTCGCAAGCCTGCTAAATTTAACATGCACGGTACAGACAAGCACACCCGCGCAAGATAGCTCAGGTCAGAAGATAGCAAGCTGGGCTGATACGTATACGAGTGTAAAATGCCGTCTTGAGCCGATAAGCCCTGGCCTACAGCGCACACCATCCGAAATATTCGATAATGCCACGCACACACTTTTTATGCTTATTCCTATTGGCACGATTGTCACTAAAAATATGCGTATCGTTTTAGGCGGACAAAATTATATTATTCTTGACGTACAAAAGCTATATGATACGGGCGCACAGCATCATCTTGAGATTATTTTGGAGTTAATAACATGAGCTTAACGATTCAGACGAGGATTACGGGTGATAAAATCGTACAGGCTAAATTAAAAGAGCTTGCACGAAAAAGCCCTATTGAATTAAAGAGAGCATTAACCGAATCGGTTCTTGTCGTAGAAAAAAGAGCAAAATTCAGAGTGGCAAGGCAGTCAAGCAGACTTGCTGCATTAATTACGCATAGTGTAGAAAAAGGGGCAAGCGGTGAAGGTTTTGTTGGCAAGGTTGGGACGAATGTAAAATACGCGCCATTTATAGAATTTGGGACGGGTAAATTTGCAACGAAACCGGGTGGCAGAAAAACACCGTGGGTATATTACAGTAAAAAACTAAAAAGATTTGTATGGACGGAAGGAATGGCCTCTCAACCATTTTTAATCCCAGCATTTAAAGAAAGCGGACGCGATATAATTAAATTTATAAGAGCTGCATTTAAAAGATTGGAGAAGGGCATATGATCGAGCTTGACATAATTGCATATCTGAATAATGACGATACACTGTCAACACTTTTAGGATCGACCGTAAGTGATTCTAAAATATACCCTTCGCAAATGCCACACGGAGCGACAGCACCATTTATAATTTATACGACCAGCTCAAACGGTGGATTACAAGAAAACATGAATGATATAACGATGAGCTTTAATTGTGTTGATGATAGTTATCTGGTAGCAAAACAGATCCGTGATAGGATTTCTGCGCTGCTTGATGTGCAGGATCAGGCGCAATGGCTGATTTCTAGTGCGAGTTATAAAATTTTCTGGTCAAAACTTGTCGGCGGGACTACATTCAAAGAGCCGGAGCTTGATAATTTTCACGATGTGGCAGTAGTTGATTTTCAATATATAGAGTTAACCGGGAGGTTTATAGACGTGATAAACAAATCAATTACATTCCCTATGTTTGGGTCATTCGTGGACGAATTTACCATATTTAACGGGTATAGGTTCCCGGCAGCTGTTACCATAACGGCGGTTGAATTTCATTCAAACGAGGCACCAACCGGGGCAGATGCAACGCTTGATATTCTGCTTGATAGTGTGGAGCAGACAAGAATTGCGACATTAACCGACGGGACGCGTGATGAGCGCACAAATATCACGGATTTGGCGGTTACTTCGGCGCAGGATGTCGGCGCAATCATAAAATCAATCGGGTCAACAAATCCCGGTGCAGGTGGAACTATAGTGTTTCATTACAAATAGGGGTAAATTATGAAGAAAATAGCCATTACAGCTCTGTTTTGTACGATTTTAGCCATTAATATCTGTCATGCGGTAGTTTATGACTTAAATACAGATGATTCGATTACAGACGTATCCTCGGCAACATTTATGTATACGATAGGGCTTGACGAAATGGCAGAACCGGCGGCACCCGCCGCAGATAAGGGGTATTTATGGATTAAGGCGGATGGCTCGATACATTATAAGAATGATGCCGGGACGGATTATGATTTAACGACAGGTGGGGCAGTCGGGGTATCATCAATCAGGAAAGCCGGGGATGCTTTACTTACTGGCAATGTTACGCTTACGGGCGGGGCAAATATTACGCTTACACAGGCGGGTCAAGATGTATCTATTGCATCAGTTGGTGGTGGAGTAACAGACCACGCCGCATTAACCAGCACCGGCACATTAACACATCTTGAACTTGAAAACGAATTATCATCTTTAGCAACAACGTATTTAACATTATCATCGGCAACCGCGACATATTTACAAAATTCATCCGCAACTGCTACATATTTGTCGATTACAGACGCGGCATCAACATACCTACCAACAGCGACGGCGCAGGCTGGCTATATGCAGAATCCATCAACAGCTATTCTCAATATGTCTGGATTTGACATTACTGGCGGTGGCCTGATAGCTGGAGATGATGTAACAGCTGTCTACGGTGTTGCTGCTGCAACAGGTGTCTTCAGTAATTCTGTATCAGCAGCATCTTTTACAGTAACTGGAGTCTATACACTTCCAACAGTAGATGGAACAGTTAACTATATAATGAAAACAGACGGAGCTGGTGCGTTAACGTGGCAAGCTGATAATGATACAACTGACCACACCTCATTTTCTAATATTGGCACAAACACACACGCTGAAATAGATACACGGCTAAATAATCTTGACACAAGCACAGGCACTTTCTTGACCACAGCAGTCGAATCAATCGCAAAGGCGGGTGATGCCGCATTGACAGGAGCGGTCACGCTTACCGGCGGCTCTAATGTTACCTTAACGCAAGTCGGGCAGGATATTTCAATCGCATCTACCGGGGGGAGTAGCGCATCATCATCAATGGCAACGGCGGTCGGCGGAGTTATTATAACATCTCCGACGGTTGCAATAGATTTCAACGGGACATTTTTTACTGGTCTTGCTGATAGCTCTACAGCACAAATAAATATATCTACCACATCATTATCAGTATATTTGCTTGATGTATCTTCAGCAATTGCAGCGTATTTGCAAAAAGCAACTCCATTTGCCGGAGATGTGACGGGATTATATTCTGCTACGGTTGTCGGTGATGATTCCCACGCTCATACAGGCGCTACCCTGTCCGGCATAGATATTTCCGACGACACAAATCTTACGGCAGGCGATGCGCTTACGATTACCCTCGACGAAATAGATTTTGACGGTGGGGCTTCACCGGCTGGCGACCTCGGCGGTACGTGGGCTGCGCCTACAGTGGATGATGATAGCCACACACATACCAGCGCAACTCTATCGACTGCCGCTGTAACAAATGGTGCGGCTACTATGGCAACAGGAGACCAGATTTTTGATTTCTGCGAAACAACACAAAGATATGTGCAGGAAACAGATGTGAAATATTCTGGTGTAGTTATTTCTACACCTACCGCCTTACCGTCTGCAGTAGGAATAAGAGTCACACCTTATCTTGGATATGCAGTGACATACACCACAATCACAGCAATTGTATCAGATGGGACAAGTGTGACATTCAATCTTGACCAAAGACCTTACTCACTTACAGCCAATGCATACGACACCGAAGGGATATATGTATTTTCAAGCGCATTGGTAGCAGATTCAGACGGATATGCCGGAGCAGCAACAGGCGATTTAACCGTTCCTGCAAATTACGCATTATTTATCAGCACGACCGCGCGGGCGGTGTCGGGTGATGTCGGTGCAGTAGATTTCCATATGACATATACGAGGGATTAATGAGAAAAATTATTGTCTGTCTATTTATTTTATCAATAGCACTTCCTGTATTTGCCGGGGATTACTGGATGTACATTTTCAAGCTTGATAACATTACTGACAAAACAGCATTGTCATCGCAGATAGTTGGGCGGGCATCGCAGTATGACATAATTGATTTTGTTCCTATCTCAATGCGACCTAACGGGATGTCAACCAAAGAAAAAGAGAGTTATGTTGTTCTGAGGGTATCTGGTTTGACAATGGAGAAGATGAGAGAACTTAAGCAGGCAGAAGTAAAATCAGATGTTGTCCAGAAGTGCAGGCAATACAAGGTTGACTACACGACGATACTGAAAAAGGAGAAATATACACTTGCAGAAATTCTACCGCATGTTATCGACAAGACTGCCGATAGCGTTATTAGTATTGACTCTAAGTAGCCCGCTTTTTTCGGCTGACGATATATCAAATATTCCCGATGATTACGCTACGCTTGCCATATGGGAAGCCGCAAAAAATGGTGATATAACAGCACAGACTGGCGATACTATTGCACAAATTAGTGGAGAGATATTAGGTGGGGTTACTGTTAGCGGTTGGACTACGGATGCAGATAGTAGAATTATAATCACAGGGATTTCAACAGATACCCACAAGGGAACAGCAGACGATGGCGGTGCGCAAGTGACAAGTTTTGGTGCAGAGGTTTTTAAAATATCTAATTCAGGAAGTTTTAGATGCGATATTATTATTGAAAAATTAATTGTACAGATTGGTGCAAGCACAGGGAACGAGATAGCGATTTACTTAGCCGGTGGTGGCGCAGGGAGTAAGGCTATATTTCGATACAATGTAATATATTCCACTACTTTATACACTGCTGGTTTTTATCTTGCGTCTGGAAGTCACGACACTGAAGTTTATAATAATATTATGTACGATACTCATTCAAGTTTTTTTGGTGGTTGCCGCATTCAGGCATCACATTCAACTATATTATATAACAATGTTTTTTGGAATAACTACTATGGCATTAGAGCAGGGGCATCTACTGACCCTGTACTTGTAAAAAATAATTTATGTTTTGAGAATAATTCTGATTTTTATGGAACAACTCTTTTTGACACCGCATCTACTGGTAATTTTTCGTCTGATACGACAGGAGATAATGATAATCTAGCCTCTGGGGATAATACGGCGAACGTAACTTTTTCAGAAGGGGTTGATTATATTAGCACAACGACAGTGGTCAATCTTCACCTTGTTGCAGGGAGTCAACTTATAGATGCTGGTTTTGATGTTGTATCCGATAGCTCTATGACAGTAACAACAGATATTGATTACCCTCAGACAGGTGCAACGTTCCTTGTGAGAAACGATGTTGGTGCAGACGAGCTTGCAGAAACACCAACACCGACACCAACATCATCAGGCTTCCCAATAATACTGTATCTCGGGGGTAATTAATGGATACCATACTGGCAGCGTTTGCAAAGTTAATTCAAGATAACGGTATGGCAGGATTTATTGCCGTTGGGGCAGCGTGCTTAATTTATTATGTTTTAAGACAGGAAGATAAAAGAGAACAGAGAGATGCAGAAAGAGAAAAGTCACTTATGCTTCTATTGAGAGAACAGAAAGATGCTTTGAATGCACACACATCACAGCAGAAAGAAATGTTTGCTGACCAGAAAGTTGCAAACGTACATAACCGCGAAGAACATAAAAACCTTATGGCAATGGGGGAAGGAATCCTTGCGCAATGTAACTCGGCATGATGGCGTTTTATCAAACGGATTTATGAAGTTAATGTTTGGGCTGTTATTCCTTACGATAGGTTTTGTCGTCGGTAGGTGGGGGAAATCATTAGAATATAAAAAGGGTTGGTATGTTTGCGCTAATACCACACAAGCAAATCTAAGAAAGGTTGGAATAGAAATTGATATTAAGTAAATGGATTTTGGCAGACGAAACTAATCGGCTGTCATAAATTACTAAAATAAAAGGAGGGTAAGAGTATGGCAACAACGGCATCGAGTATCATTGTAGGAATGAACAAAACGAGCTTCATCACGCTCAGCACGTATGGTGCAGCGGAAGGTGGCGGGACTGACCTCGGCGGGACAGAGGGCGGAGTAGAGATTACAACGGAGAGGGAGTATTTTTTCAAAACGAGTGATTTGACTCTCGGAC